AACGTCTCTTTGTTCTAGCATAGTTCTTGTTGGTGTTCCAGAAGCTGGAAAAATATGCATAGTTCTAATTGTACCTAGTGATTCTAACGTAGGAGAAGATCCACCTGGTAATGAAACGAAAGCATTACTGGTTGATAAATTAGCGGTTTGATTTGATTTAAAAACATCTAAATCTACATCTCTAAATATTCTATTCTCAGCATGTTCTATGAAGTCATTTGTAATTGTAGAAGTAAGAACATCTGTTCCAACTTCTGTGTAGTCCAATATTTGTTGTGTTAGTTCTGTGTATGTTGTCATGATATACTCACTGTCACTGCATTTACTTTAGCAGAAAAAATAGTTTCATTTTGTTTTTGTGGAGCCATTGTTTTGTTTTGATCAAAAAAAGTTTTGCTACCCACTAGAACTTCAATAGGCTCTGACCTATCTGATCTTGAATTTTTTAAAGCTTCGGCATCTGCTCTGTGTGTAGAAGGATTATTTTCTTGTGGATGCTCTGGTTCAAATTCAGATCTGTGCACAAGCACTCCATCGTGTTCTTCGACCATTTCTGTATATGGAAAAGCAAATCCACTACGATCAGATATTGCTTTTGAATATTTTCCTTTTGCTGTTGCCATTACATTACTCCAACATCAGGAACTATTTTAATACTAGATCTAGTGCTATCTTCAGAAGAAGCCCTTTGCCACTCGTCTTCATATACTTGTTTTAAAAGTTGTATTCTGTCGGGTGCTTTTTTCATAGCTATGTAATATGAAAGTCCTGATACTAAACAAGGAAAAAATCTAAAAGGCACTTCTGGATTTTGTGTATAAGTTCCAGCATCTGCAATTCTAGTCATTGCATAATATTTAAAAGTATCTGCTGAATCTGGAGTTGCATAGACATATAATTTAGGAGTTATTGTTCTTTCTACATAATACTGTGTAGGTGAAGCAGAAGTAGATTTTTTTGATATGTTTAAATACTCAGCTCTACTTATTCTTTCTATTTGTCTATCAACCGTAGAATCACTGGCTTCTGTTATGACAGCAGATAATACATCTACTACATCATCATCTAAATCATAAGACGATGTTCCTGCAACGAGAGTTTTAGTTCTCTGTTCAATGGTCCAAAGATTTAATCCTCTATTAGCCCATTCAGCAAACAATAAATTTAAAGATCTTCTAGCAGTTTTGAGATCATACCCAGACCTTACGTAAAGGCCACATCTTTCATATGACTCTGCTATAACCTCTTCTATTGTGAGAGTAAATGCGTTAGTACCTGAGTATGTAGGCATGTTTTACTCCTAATAATTCTTTAGAAATTCTGCTATACAGGTATATGTGTTACCAGAGTCAGCTGCACTAGCTACAACAAAATTAATATCGTTTTGATTACTATTGCTACTTGTGTTAGCTGGTATTCCACCAAACTCTCTAAAATCCCAATAACCAGAATCTATTAATGTTACGATAGGAATATCTCCATCTGAATCTTCATAATCCAATCTAGCAAAAGAGTTTCCTCCATCACCATTAGAGCATGTCCACCATAGTCTTTGTAGTGAAAGTGTTGATACTGATTGACCTTCTTTGTTATCTGCTAAAGCAGAAACGTCACCAAATACTGTGGTTCCACCTGATCCATCAGATTGAACTACAATTTTAATGGTAACTCTTTTATCGTTTTGTTGTAGGATTGTTGGTCCTGTTACTGTGTCTGCCATGTTCCCTCCTTAATTAAGAACTTGTGGGGCCGAAGCCCCACAATATATATTATTGATCTGCAAATGCAGGTACGTCTGCACCCTCTTGATAACCCCAAATATAGTAATTTGTACTATCTTTAGCTAAAATATTAATTTCAAACAAACCAAAGTCTGTAAGAGTTAAACTAGAGTTAGAGTTTCCGTCTGAATAAACAGATACGTTGTCAGCATTTGAATCTAAATGAACAATACCGCCAATGAAAAAATTAGAGTTTCCAGGTGTTACAATAATTAAATTTTCTGCTTCTTCTGCAGCTCCACCATAAATTAATTTATAACATTGACCAGCAACAGGAGCTGGTAAAGTAATAGTTCTATTAGCTGCAAGTGCAGGAACTACAAGAGTTCTTCCACTGTGAGTTGCTGCATCAAGAGTTTTATCTTCATCACCTAGTGCTACAGGTGCATCACCCATAGTTATGATTTCAGTAATAGCTCCAGTGCTGGCATTTTTACTAACAGTTTTAACTGTGCTTTCAGATCTTAAAGGACCTGAAAAAGTTGAATTAGCCATTTTAAACCTCCTTGGTTATATAGACCACACTACATAGTCTCTATATCGTCTGCATGAGCAGTCTATGTAGCTCTTACTTTAATATATACAGTTTTAGAAAAAATTTGCAATAAGAAGAATGGGGGATATACCCCCATTCTTTAGTTTATTTATTAAGCTCCTGGTGAGCCAAAGATACCTCTAGGATCAGAGAATCCAAATGAATATCTCTCTCTAGCTTTGTATCTTACGTTACCTGTATCAAAATCGCCTTCCATAGAAGTTTTGATAGGCGCACGATTAAAGTGCTTTAGACCATTAGGTGCATCAGTTTTAATAAAGAATGCATCTGTATCTGTTAGATAATGGTTGATAACGTATCCGCCAGGGATCATGCCCATGTTACCGATAGCGTTAATGTCATTATCTGAAGTTGCAGTTCTTAACTGACTCTTCATTAATCTTTCAGCTACGAACTGAAGATTAACAGGAATGATCATCTTTGTTGCCTTTACAGCGATTTTTAGACCACGATTGTCAATGAAATTAGCAATGTCAATTAATGATTGCTCTAAAGAAGTTTCATTGAGGTCAGCAGATGTTGCTAGTTCGTTGGCATAATTGCCACCACCCACTGTTAAGTGTGCAGTTGAACATAATTCAACACCGTCTCCGCCTGTGAAGGAAGAGTTAAATGCTCTGTTAAGAACATTTGCGCCTTTGATTTCTTTAGCGTTAGCCATTGAACGTGCTAAAGCCTTTGTGTATCTAGAACTTAGGCTGTCGTAAAGGTTGTCCTCTACTGCTTCCTCAGTAATAGCAAATGCTAAAGCAATTGTTTCGTGTGAGTAACGACTAGTGAAAGCTTCTGTAGCATCGTCAAATTGTACGCTTGCTCCTTCAGCTTTTACTGGTGCACTACCGAAGCCAGAAAGTTCTACTTCTTCTTCAAACGCTCTGTCTGAAGTTTCTGTGTCAAAAATTTCTGCCCATTCCTGCTCGTATCTACCATATTCTAGACCAAATAGAGCGTTAAGACCAGGTTCTAACTCTTTTACGAGTTGACTTCTTGATATAGCCATTTTTTAGTCCTTCCTATTAAATACCAGCAGTATTAGCGTAGTGAAGACCTTCGTTAATTCTAACAAGATAGTTCCCGTTAGCGCTAGAAGTTTCGCTGTTGTATTCATCAGAAACAACATCCACTATTCTAAATTGTGCTGTCGCAGCAGTAATTGTACTAGAGTCTAGTTCCATACCAGATCTTCCAGTCTTTACACTACCTGCGTGTGTTGATACTAAATCAGCATTTGATCCTCTATTGGCGGGCCATGAGGCTCCAATATCGGTGCTGTCTTCTTGTACTTCAAAAACAATGTTAGGATCGTCTAAAACAAATCCTACTGCATCACTTGCAACAGTGCTTGCAGGCCAATGCTTTGAGTATGTCGGTTTACCTGTTGAGTCAGTGTAAAAACATCCATTAAATATGCCAATTATGTTTGTTGCACCTGCTGCAGCTACGGTAAGTGTACCGTCTGTGTGCAGTTCAACAGCATCGCCTGTGAAGATATTACTAGAAAATCCACTTGCGATACCATAACTTGTTTGGCCGTTATTAAAAGGTGCTCCACCCAACATCTTTGCAGGTCTAAAACCGAACGGTGCGTCTTTATTTGCCATGGTTATAAGTCCTCCTTAACCAGTTAGTTGTTTTATAAGTGATAGGACTCATATCAAAAATTAATTTTTGTCGTTGCCTCTACCACTACCAAAAGTAACCCTACTATTCCTTTCAGAAGAAATAGGCATACTTCTATGCTGCTCTTTAAATAAATTGTTGTCTACAGATTCCTCTTGCGTTCTTGTTTGTTCCGCAAAATATTCTGCTCTTTGTTCCACAATTTCTTCTGGTATACGAGCAAGCAATAATCCACCAACTCCAATAACACCAGCGTGCGATCCATTTTCTATTGTAGGTGCGTGAAAATCTGGAAACTCATCAGCACGAACTAGCTCGAATCCTTCACGAAGTCTTCCAGCCATATTCTTTCTGTCTTCAGTTCCTAGAGTCTCAGCTCTTATCCACCTATGTTTAAATCCTGGAGGCGCCGGTGGCGCTTCTAAGCTTGACGGTGGGCGCCAAGGTTGTGCTCTCTTTGTTTTTTCACGAGAAGCATCGGTGCGTGAGGTCTTTTGGGTTTTATCTTCCATGCTATTACTCCTTCACGTATTTAGCGTATTCCTCCAGAGGTACTCCAAGTCTCTTGGCGATATGGACTTGGCTCGGAGATAGTCTAACTGTTTTGCGTCCTGATGTTGATTGCGTTGTTGAACGACCAGCAGAAGCTACGGGTTGGACGGGTCTCGTAGATTCCGAACTATTTACCCCAAACTTATGGGGAAACTCTTTTTTGATCCTATTGTCGATTTCGGCATAATACTCATCTGAGTTAGGATTGAATCCTTCCTCTTCTACTAGTTTTTTATGTATTCCAAAACTAGCGTAGGTCATTGCCTCATCTTTACCGAACCATGGGTTCTTTTCAGCCCAGGCCTCGGCTTTAGGATCTACTTTTTTAGGAGCAGGTTGAGGATCTTCAGTTACATCCTCCGCCTTATCCTCTTTTAAACTTTCCTTAGCTTCTTTTGTAGCCATTAGACGCTCATTGTCAATAGATAATCTAGCTATAGCTTTTTGAGCTGCTACTTGTGCTTCTGCATCTCCTGCTTGTATAGCGTTTGCTAAGTCTTGTTCTGCCTTTTTAGTTTCTATTTGTGTACGAGCTTCAAATTCTTGAATGTAAGAAGCGTCCAAACTATTTGATTTAGCTTTTAGTTTTTTATTTTCTTCTGCTACACGTTTTGCATATTGAAAAGAGGCCTGCTCTCTTCTTTCTGCTTCACGAAGCTTACCTGTAAGTTTGTTAATTCTAGTTTTAACTTTATCACTATATTCCTCAAGCTCTTCACCTTGAGTTTCTTGAGTTACAACTTCAGGTTGTGTGCTGTCTTGTGTTTCTTGTGTTTCTTCCTGTAAATTAACATCTACAGAATCTCCCTCAGAGGGGACACTAACGACAGATTCATCTTTCGCTGTATTTATTACTTGTTCTGGCATGGTTCCTCCATGTTATTAATATAAATGCAAGATATCCTCTGGATTCTTGATTGTTGCTAAAATTTCGTCATCATTTAAAATACGAATTTCTCCACCTTCTATTTGTAGGCGAGAACCTGCATATCTACCAAAGATAACCCAGTCTTTCTCTTTACACCACGGACCTTCCGGGAATTTGTTTATATCCTTATATGCATCTGGTCCTATACTTAACACATATCCACATGTCGTGCTGACTGATTGCATTTCAATAGTTTGATCTGATAAGATAATACCACCTTTTGTTTTACCTGTTCCTTTGTAAGGTAAAATTACTATTCTCCAACCTGTCGGTTTAGGTAATCTTTCAGTTAGTTTTTTTGGAATATTATTAGGATCAATCTTTTCAACTTGATCGTCTGCGACTTTGCCAAAGTTTAGAACTTTGTCTGGTATTGGTTTACTCAACTTGTATTCTCCTTTTTTGCAAGAACTCTTTAAATTCTTGTTCTACGTTATCTAATGATTTTAATTTACCCATTAGATACATGTAATTAGTATAGTCTGTAGCACCACCTGTCAATACAACATCTTCTACTAATTTTTTATTTGATTTAAGTATTTTGTTTAATTCTTCTATTAATTCTATTGGGTCCATTCTCTATTTCTTTTTTGTAATCATTCCTTTGATACCAGGTGCCGCCCTAACCCCCAGACTGACAGAGCAGGCTAAATATAAGAGATGGGTATAATACTCAGGTAAAGTTTCCAAAATCTGAAACCCACGCTCTATGTGAGGTTGCATGAAAGGCAAAAAGCTGCAAATTGCTGGAACCATCAGGGCTAATAAAACAAACTCGTCTTTCCAGCTGCCTTTCATCTGATCGACAGCACTAGCCTCCCACTGAATTTTACCCGCAGCTATATCTAAGTTTCTTTGTTTCTCTGCTTCTATCTGAGCAATTTTTACTTCACTCTTTAATTTTTTTGTCTGAACGAAGCCCTTGACGGAGTCAGTTACGACTCCGAGCAAAGGTTTAGCTAATAGTTGCCACATTTTAGATTGCGCCTAAAACTGCTAGAACAATTACACATAAAACACCAGCTTTAATCCAGTCCTTCATGTTCCAATCATTCCATTCCTTTAGCCATCCAATAACATCTTTTAATAGTTTCATGTTATCCTCCTTAAAACTTTTGATTATTTATATTTGACGGTGTTCTTAACACCTTTGTGGCCTTGAGTGACAGTTTCGACATCACCGCCATCTTTGTACATCATACCTCCGCCCATCATGCCTGGCACTTGAACATCTTGAGGCATTTTAATGACTTCATCAACTTTAACATCTCCACCTTTATTGTAGCCCATTATCTTTTTTGCAACATCAGGTCTTTTGGAAGCCAAAGCGTTCATGCCTTTATTGGGGTATTTACCATTTTTATTTTTCATTTTTATCTCCTTAGTGTAAAGTACGCTCGGTATCACCGAAACTTTGTCTCATAACTTCTAGTAAAAGACTAGTTGCTATCTCTTCACCTAGCGCTTGAGTATATAGTATTTTTGTGGCATTTAAAAATGCATTTGCAATAAAAATTGTGTCTTCTTCTGACTCAGAGTGCTCTTTAGTTATTTTATTAGCCTCTTGCAACACTTTTTGCGTCAATTTACTAATTTTAGCAGTGTCCATTAACAGTTCCATTTTCTAAGTGATTTATTAATTCTTGAATTAGGATCGTTTGCTGTTTTTTTACTTGTTAATTTTTTCTTCATACCTGACATTCTAGCACAAAAAGATTTTCTTCTACTAGCGGCTTTTGAACCTTTTTTTAATTTTGATGGTTTTGTTGTGACTGCTGTTCTTAATTTAGAACCAGGATTAGCTGCCCTATAAGAAGCCACACCTTTTTTGTTTAATCCTCCTGATTCACTTTTACCTTCTTTACGTTGCCATGCTGGAGTCTTTGCCATTATCTTCTTGCCATGCCGTAACCACGTACAGCAAGCCCTCCTGACGCTAAAGTTTTGGCTATGTTAGGTTTTTTATCTGCTCTTCTACCTCCAGCCTCAACTTTCTTTTTTCTGGAAACTGCTGTTCTTTTTTGTGATTTAGACATACCCGCGGCTTTTGCGGCAGGCACACATTTAGGATAATTTTTTCTTTTTTCACCGCCAGATCTACCACACTTAGGATACGATCCGTCAGATTTCTTGTTGGCAATATCTACCCAGTTTTCTCCAACCCAAGCTCTAAGTCCTTTTTTTGCCATGTTTTTTCCTTACACTATTTTTACCACTTTTAAATATAGATGCTACTTTATTTTTACCCATAACTTTTGCTCTTTGTTCGCCTACGGTTAAGATTTGTATTTTTCGTGCAAATGGTTTATTGACTTTTTTAACTTTTGACACAGTTTTTCTTGCATCGCTTGGCGTAGCAAATTTAATACCAACAGTATCTTTTGGATTTTCATCTGTGTATAATCTTCTACCAGATCCTTTAGGTTTTTTACCCGTACCTTTTTTTGGATCCGCCATTTGATTTTTTATTACCGATTACCGATTTTAAAGTTTTAGCTTGACCAGCGTGCAATTTTGAGGCTTTATTTAATCCCTTAATTACTTTTTTTACTTTACTTTTTTTACTTTTGTTAAGCATATTTGGTTTCCTTTCTTTTGGATTCCATGATAGCTCCACAGCCTCTAGCTACACCACCAATGTTCATATGTGATACTTTTTTTCTAGATTGTGATAATTTATTGCCATTACCAATCATTCCACCCGCAGCTTTTTTGTTTTTTTTGCCACCAGGGGTAACTTTACCACTACAAACAGCACTAGCGTACATATTAGCATATGCTGACGGATAGACATCGAATTTACGCTTGGCCGCAGCTTTTCCTCTTGGACATAATTTACCCATTTTAGTTATCTCTCCTTTTTTTAACGTTTCTGTCTTTATCTGCCTTGTCTAAGGCTACATTTGCACGTAATTGAGCTATATCCTCTTGGCTTTCTATCTTTTCACGTGTTAATTTATCAGTTTGCATCAGTTTTTTCTCATCTAATGCTTGTTTTTCGCCCATTGCTAGTGCTTTTAGCTCCAAATCATCCTTTCTAAGGTCAATTTCTTGCTGTTTTAGGTCAACTAGAGGGTCATTTCCAATATTATCCATCATTTCTTGCTCTTCTGCAACCATTTGTTCGATAATTTCTGCTATTTTAATTGCAACACCACTTTCTGTGCGTTGTGAAATCTGTTGTTGTTGCTCTGGAGTCATTTGTCCACCTGTTTGTTGCATGATTTGTTGCATTTCAGGTGCCATTTCTTCTTCTACGATCATTCTAGCCATAAAACTAACGTGTTCTGTAATATGTGCTTGTAAAATTGTCATCGTAGCAGGGTTTGCTTTGACTAATTCTGATGACATAAATGCTCTGTGAGCACGAATGTGTGCAGAATGATCTTGTTCAGGAAAAGGTATGGGAGGCATACCATTTAAAGTACCTGCATTTTCAATCGCAGGATCTTGTGCTTGTGGTTCTGCGGGTGCTGGTAATAATTTTTCTATGTTTTGTACGCCTAAAGCAGAATACATTCTTGAATAAGCTTCTCTTAAATCATGCATCTCAGGATTTGATTGTGCTAATTGTAATTGTGACTGAGCAAGAGTTACTCTTTGTGCCATGGAGAAAATGTTTGGATCTGAAACAGGTATTACATCTACTCTCTGATCAAAGTCTGCTTTTTTGATCGACTGCTCTCCACCTGAAACCATGTAAGGATAGTTCTCTGGTAGATAATCAGCAAATACTTTTGCTAATAATTTAAATTCTGTTTTTTGTGCATAGTGTAATCTCTTGTGAATAGCGGACATAACTTTCATGCCACGCTCTAAGATAGCCATGGTTGTTCCTACAGGCTGTTGTTGACTTCCTGCATTTTCACCCATCATCATATCTGCAACACCTGCAAATCTTCTACCTGCGTCTACAACAAAACCTAATAGACTAAATAAAGTCGCACTAGGTTCTTTGTATGGTAAAGGCATAAGCGACTCACGTAAATTACCGCCTGGTGCATCTACATCTCTCCATTCGCCAGGATTGATTGCTTCATCATCATCTCTAATTCGTAGACCCCTAGCTTTGAAACCAGCAGGTAAGTTGGATAGTGTTCCTGCATCTACTAATTGACGTAGAGCTGCTGTAGCTGTTCTTGACAAACCACCCAGCATGTGAATTAAACCAAAACCATAGAAACCTAAGCCAGGTAAAAACTTGAAGTGTGTAAAATACTCTTTCTTTTTACGTAAAGGATCACCTTGATTCCAGTTTCTATAAATAGATAAAATTTCTCCAGAGTCCTCATCAAGAGTTACAATGTAAGGCAACATGATTCCTGTTTTCTTATTGTCAGCACCCATATCTTCAAAACCAGGTAAATCTAAATCAACGTGCATTTCTAAAACATTGTGTTCCTCTTCTGCAAAAGAAATTTGTTCTACACCTGATAGTTCATCTTGTTTTTCTTTTATGTCAGAAGGACTCGCTGTGCTTGGTGATAGTTCTATGTCTCTATAAAATCCTGATACTTGATTTTTTCTTAAATCATTGTGTTTCATTTTAACAACGTGAGTAATTCTGCCACAAGATTCTAAGTCAGTAATAAAGTATGGAACTACTAAATCTTCTGCTGGTATAAATTTAGATACCGCTCTTTCTAAAGTTCCATCATAATAAACTTTTTTAAATGCTGAACCCGCTAAAGGTAAATGAAATAGTAGCTGATCAAGTTCTGGGTCAAACTCTTGCATCTCACAAGTAATTTGATAATTCATAAATTCTTTAATTCGTTCTGCTTGTTGCTCCACCTCAAGACTAGGTGCTCCCATTATTTCTGTTCTAACAGGTCCACCTGGTGGTAATAACTCTTTGTAAGCTTGTGCTTGAAACTGGGTTACCGCCTCTGCAAGTAGGGGATGAGTAACACCCGCAGCTCCTGCAAAAGGTTTTGATCTTTCTTCGTATTTAAATCCTAGTAAATCTAATCCATCTTTGTAAGTCTTTTCCCAATCAGATCTAGAACTTTTATCGTCTTCAAAATTTTTCTGTAAATCAGAGGATAATTTTTCTAGCATATCCTCTTGCATAAACTCTGCTAAGTTTGCAAAATAATCTCCTTCAGATTGTTTTTGTGATGGATCAAAATCAAGAGTGACTCCTCCATCTTGTTCCTCAATTATCTCATAACCTTTACTTGTATTCTCAGGTTCAGGTAATTGTATTTCTTCTCCTACACCTTCAACTTCAAGTGCATTATTTGCATTGGGAGATATATCTATCGCTGTATTTTGTATTCGTTTTTCTACCATTTACTGGCTCCTATGGGCGACAGTAACTCATTAACAGAAACTATCGGTGTGTATAATATACTTTTTTTCACAAGACCTCCATCTTTTTTATAAGCTTTATATGGGAACAACATATCAGGTGTCAATTCAATCATAAAAGTATCTACGCCCTCTCCTGCCATACCAAACGGAACTTTTCCCACTTCTACCTTAGAATTTTTTGCGTTTGCTATTTTATTTAAACTTTCTTCCACGTTGCCCGTAAAGTGTGCTCCCGTGTGATCAGTAAGGTTTGGACCACCATATTGCATATCATAAGCCACCATTGAACCTTTTCTATCAACACTGTCTGGAGGTAACTCTACACCTCGTCCTCCCCTATATGCTTTGACAGCTTTATTAGGTGCTACACCATAATGAGAAGGTGCAGAAGTATTAGTTACTAAAGCACCATCAACAAAACTAAATCTTTTCTTAGCTGCATTATAAACGTCATTTTTAATTATAGCATCTACCCAGTCTTTTTGATCTTTAAAAGGAATGTTAGGAAATAATTCTCTTGAGTCTATTTTATCAATCGTTGCATTTATAGTTGCCAAAGCTTTATCTCTTACCTTTGCTGCTTCTCCTAATTCTTTAAAACTTTCTTTAGTTAAATCATCAATTTCCATTTCAGATATTTTTTGAAATATTGCATCACTTTCTATTAATTCATCTAATGATTTTTTAAGTTGTTGATATGTGGCAGGCATGGGTCTAAAAACATTTTCTAATTTTTTATAAAGTAATTCTAATCCCTCGTTTCTTCCTATTTGTTGATTTTGTGATCGATTTAAAAACTGTCTAATTTCTTGTTTAATATCAGATTTTAGAGAAGCTGCTTTCTGTAAAAAGTCAGATTGTATTTCATCAGCCACAGTAACAACAATATCTTTGTTATTTAATTTGCCGATTCGATTACTACCCAATGACCAACCTATGACGTATGGTTCTCCGTCCAACTTATTTTCTTGCGCCATAAAATCGTCACTAGATCTGACTTCACGCATTTGACGATGACCTTCGTATTGCTGTATCTCACTAGGCAGAGAACCTATGTCTCCTCTAATATCTTTAGAGTCTAACCACAATACTCTTTCTGTTCTCGAACCACTAATATAATCATCCTGTCTTCCAGAGTTACCATACTTTAAGTTACCAGCTTCATCACTATAGGATACTGTTTGTATATAATTGGTAGGAGACGTATCCACCAATTCTTTTATTTCAGCAAAAGATATTTTTTCATCATTTGTAAACTGTCCTGTCTCTCTGTTAAATCCACCTTTTTTATTTAAATAAGACCTGACGTAAGAGTCATACAATTCACCCTCTTTGATACCCTTAGATCTAAACCAATCGTGCCATTCTTTAGCTGACATCTCAACAGTGTCATTTGGCACTGTGATTCCCTTGATTGTCAAATTACCTGTGTCGGTGTTTATTACAGAATTTAAATCGGAGTAAAATAATTTGTTATTACCAGAACCAATAGCATTCTCTGGAACTATTGTAGGTACAAGTGATGTTCCTGGTTTTGTTGTTTTAGATTTTTTTACTTTGATAGGTACTTCTATTTCTTTAACAGTAAATGTCTTTCCTTCTAAATCTCCTAAGCGTAATGCTTTTTGTTGTGCATCATCCATGCTTTTACTTTGATAAACCTTCTGACCGTTTTCATCAAAAATATTATATCGCTTCTCTAAGATCGGTGCTTCAGGTGCGGGTAATTGTTTTACGGTTTCTGTTTTCTTTACAAGCTTTGGTGTGTCACCTAATAAAAAGTTTTTAGGTAGAGGTAGTGCTTCTGCTTGAGGAATTATAAAGTTACTAACTGCTGAAGCAGCTTTTGATAAAAACGATTGCTCTTCTTGTTCTGTTTCCACTTCTCCTCCTTCATTAAATGGTCGAGGTATAAATTCATCTCCATACTCTCCTGTTACACCTATTTCTTTGCTACTAAAATTTCCTGGAATATATTCACCTTTTATATTTCTACCTGCTCCTTTTCTTTTTGATATCTCAACAAAATGCTTTTCAAGAGCATTTACTAAAGTGTTTATGCCAGGGGCTTTTTGCGCTCCAATATATTTTGTTTCTCCGCCAATATCTGTAAAATATAAAGTTCCAAGTTTTTTTGCTTTTTTATCAAGCTCTTCTAATTTTTTTAATTGTTCTTCTGTAATCTTTCCTGTTTCGCCAACGTCATTTTTAATTTTTAAAACTTGAGATTCTATTTTAGCGTGATGAACGAGATTTGTTCTACTGTAAATTAGTCTCGCTGCATCAAGACCAGCACCTCCTAAAAATTTTGGATCTCCTCTTAAAGGAAAATTATGCGATATTTGAAGTTTATATTCTGTTAAATTTTCATTAGCAAATTGTTCAGGATATTTTGTTGCGTAGTCATTAAACATAGACGTAATTGTTTTATTTGCGATAGCTCTTTGTTGGTCAAGATAAGCTAGATTATTCAATTCATCCCTGTACTCTACTCTCCAATTTGGTTTTTCTTTTTTCATATATTCTATAAAAACTTTGGCTGCCTCTGACCGTGACACATCATTAGATAAACCAAGTTGTTTATTGCTAGTGCTTCTAAACAATCCATCAAAAAGTAAATACTCAGCTCTATCTTTATTACCTTCTTTACGAACTTCTTTGATGCCTAATTCTTCTTGATTTTCTTTAAGTATTTTTTCAAAAGAATAATTGTCTGAAGGAGTAGCATATTTACTTTGTTTAAATTTAAATTTATATTCTGGTTTAGAAGAAAAATTTCTTTTAATCATGTCAATGTTTACATCAAATAAATCTGCCATCTCTTCATTACTCAGTGATTCTGCATCAGCCTTACTAATATACTCTTCTATATCTTTATAATTTTTTTCAAAATTTCTCATTCGTAAAGATTTTTTACTTGCTAGTAATTGTTGAATCTCGTCAAGAGGTAAATCTAAGTATTGTTCTACATCAAATGAATACTTACCTGTTAATGCTTTGTTAAAAAAATCTCTTGATAATCCCTCGTATTGATCTATGCCTAAGTTTGGTTCTAATTCACCTGCTTGAACTTTTTTTACAATCTCATTTATTTTATCTATACGTGGTGCTACCTTTTTAACTTGAAATTTTCCTTTTCCTTTTGTTGTATCTATGTCATCAAGAAGTCTTGAAACCTCTTGCATTTTTTCTGAAGGTATAGTTTCAACAATATTTCTTAGAGCACCAAAGTCTTGTTTACCTAATGCTTTTCTAATTGCGCTAATTACTCCTGATCCAATACCCGCAACGTCTGCTACATCAACAAATCCAATTAAATAATTTGCAAGATCTTGACCTTCTAGTTCCGATGGTCTAATGACTCCATCTGCTACTTTCTTGTGTATATCGTAAGTATCACCAAAGAAAAATTCTCTACCCTTGTTGAGCACGTCCATGACAGTCGTTTTAGGATAACCAATCGCTACCATGTCATCCTCTAATAGTCTGATGGCATCGAATTGTTCTTTTGATTTAGGAGGTAATTGTAAAATATTTTGTATTCTGCCTCTTGCTCCTTCTAAGAAAGCCGCTTTAGTTGCGTCTTTAGCTGCGATGTCTGCTTTAATTTGTTGACGTTCTTCTTCTGATGTTCCGGGGACCAAGAACCGTAGTATAGGTTCCACGACTATGTCAGAAGTAGCTTCGAAAGGTATTTCAGTTGCTCTAGTTAAAATGTTACTCATGAAAGCAGGTAGTTGATCTATACCTAATCTTAAATTATCAATAAAATTATTTTTTAGTGAGCTGTTTTTATCTACCATTAGTAATATTCTCGTTGAAGTCTAGGTACGGGATCATCCACATAGTCATCGCTCAAGCG